CTTCTGAGCCTTTTAAGTTGGCATCCACGTATGGCTTGTATTGATTGAACGCCGCCATCTTTGCCGCGTTTGCTTTATCTTGTGATTTTGATTGCATCTTTGAGCCAAGTAAGCTGGCTCCAGCACCTATTAATGCGCCCCACATATTATATTCCTTTTGTTATAAAGCTACCCAAGACGTGCCATTGTAGACAACGAGTTTAGATACGCCTGATCCGATTGGTTCCCAAGGAGCGATAGCAAAACGCACCATTCCCTTTCTTGGGTTGGTAGGCTCTCTATCGGTAACTTGGACACTTGCGTCTGCTAGTGATTTAATAGACGCTTCGATTTCTCTTAGTTCCTCTTGCAGATAGTTTGCTAAGAACTCTGGAGATAGTATTGGTGCTGTGCGCCTGACATAAGCAGACACAAGCATGTTTATTTTATCTGAGATAGCCATTGTTATCTCCTACCAGTTACAGCGACTTCGACATCCATACCTGTAAAGTTGAAGTCTTTGTCTGCTGATGTGGACATCTTGTATGACAGGTATCTGCCAGACATACGGGCATCCACCTTGTATTGGGATAGCGCATCAAAGCCCACCATCGACCCATAGTTAGGCGCGGCGTGGGGTAAGTCTGCGGCTCCGAATGTAAACTCGAATGTACCATTAGAACTGTCGGTAGAAATCTGCGGTGTAATCCTAGATATGACTTTGTAGCCAGTCAGGGGAATGCCTTGGTCATCAAGGTCAAGACCCACACGTTCTAAGAAGAACGGGTTAGACACGTTGGTATCTATGGACTGTGACAATGAACCCTTCTCAAGCAAGTCGATACCATAGACTTTACTATCGGCTATCCCCACCCCAGAACTCCCAAGTAATAGTGGGTGTCTTTGGTATGGGCTTTCTTGAGAGTGGTATGAGCCACCCACGTCATCATAGGTAGTCGTAGATTCAGCATAAGTAGACACTGAGTTCACGTTGGCTTCGGTTCCACTTACCACGTTTGGCATATCGTAGAATGACCAGTTGTCTTCTTTATAATTATAGACAGCCGCCCGATTGCATTTGTCTGCATCTGTAAGTTCAGCCATGTCATCGCCTGAGTGATAACAGAAGTATAATTCTTCAAGCAGTGAGTTATGCAGTATGAAGCACTTGTCAGTCCTAGAGTTGTCTAGGCCGCTAAAGATGTATTCCCGTACACGACCATCACATATTGACTGACGTGTGTTCCCATCGGTCATATAGATGTCATCGCGGTCAAAGACATAGTGCTTACCTTCAACTTCTTGTATGCAGTTCTGGTTTATTACCCCAGCGTCGTCGAAGATTTTCCTAAAGTTAAATATGAATGCACCACCGACAAACTCCATCATCCACACTTGGTCTTGTGAATAGACAAGGAAGTTGGAGCCAAGGGTTGCCCCATCGACTATGGGGGTCTTCATTTGCACAAGGTCATTGAACCCAGCACTATTGGTTAAGTCGGTTTCATCCCAAGTCGTAGGCACTTGGTTAGCTAGAACTGGGTCACTGAAGCGAACCCTGTTTGGGTACTCCACGCCATTTTCTATAGTTCCAAGAGCAATCAAGAAGTCACCATAGGAACGAATAGCTGTCGTCGTGGTGTTCGAAGGCCAGTTAGGTAAGACAGAGAAATTAGATGCGCTGGGCACTCTTTGTACTGGCACGGCATTCGATCTATTGATATACTGTACGTCTGCAAGGATCGTTGCTGTCACGGGTGTAACAGGCGATGCTGTTAGTGAACTGTTGTACTTTTGTGCTAAGATGCCATTAGACATCTCATAGATGTCAAAGTTATCACCCACTACTAGAACTACATCAAAACCAGCCAAGGCACTAACCCCATAGATAAACTTAGGATTAATCGTAAGATTACCTGAGATGTCTCTATAGACTGGTGCTCTTGTTACCTTGCCTTCATTGAACCTGACGTTCTTGGCGCGAGTGTAAGCATTTATGGGTAGGCTATATGGGTCAATGTCTGTTATGACACCTACCGCACCAAGCCCCCTGATAGGTAGGTTAGTCATGGTTAACTTACTCCATTATGTTTTAAATATGTAGGCTAGGGCATAGTAGGGGGGTCTGTTTTCGTGAGCCGTTCCGCTACCTGTGTTGCCTGTTGTACCACTAATTGAAACTGTGTGTGTATGGTCGCCAGCGTAGTCTGTGTATGCACCTAGTCTATCGTATTCATTGATACCTGTAGAGTTAGAGCCAGCATCCCCATCACGACCATTATCATTCATTAGAGGGTTCGCAATGTTACCATGCCTGTGATTGCCAGCGGTACTTGTAGTACCAGAGCCACTAAAGCTGTGATTGTGTGCTGGTAGGTTGGCTGTAGATAGGCTGACAGTATCTGCGCCCCCAGTGTTACTAGGGTTATAAGATGAACCAGCACCCACAACAAACCGATTACGAAGATCGGGGCTACCATTGGAGCCATTACATAAGACCCACCCAGTAGGTATGGATGCTATCGACCCCGACCACATGATGATACCGCCAGATGGGATGCCACCAGTAGCGGCTAAAGCATTCAATTGGGATGTCGTGGCTTCCAGTCCGTCCAGCTTATTGATTTCGCTAGTGGACGCTGTAACACCATCTAGCTTATTGAGTTCTGATTGTGTCGCTGTGATTGCACCAGTCACGTTTGGTAACGTGGATTTGATGGTGGCTTTTAGTAATCGTAAGTGGTCATCAGCTTGCGCCAAGCCGTCTGTAGAGGCTGGGTTCGAAGCATTCAATGAGTTGATATATGTTCCTGACTCTAGTGCCATATCTGGGGTTCCTTATTGTGTTTCTGTGGGAGGCTCTTGTGTCAAAGGCCGAACAACAACAACAACAAGAACAGCTTTAGTCCTGTTTTTTGAAATCGTTGTTTTATTTAGGGTACGGGGGGTCTAATTTCCTGTGAACCTATAAAAATCTTGATTGATCTATGCTAACCTACTGTAATCACTGGATAAACGTGAGAAGGGAGGCTGTATCCCTCGCCAGACTGGGAGAAACAGAAAGCATATCTGATGACATTAGACATTAGCTGAGAAATTTATCTGGCTGACCCCTATATCTATTGAAGAGAATTAGGGACATCCTTAGACAACAGCAGACAACAACGGAAGACAACCAGTCACATCGTTCATCTTAGTTCATCTTCGACCACATCAACTGACAACATATCGGAGACAACCAGTCCTTAGATACTTAGGACTCTTTAGTTCTCTTTAGTTCTCTTTAGTTCTCTTATTAGTCTGTCATGTAGAGGATGATCGAAGGCAGTCTATAGTAGTCTATAGTAGTCTTTAGTGTCTTGGCCTTGGGATCATCATGCCTTCAAGGGAAGTCTGGAGGATGTAGTTCAACCAAGGCCATCACTTGCCCCAATAGTCTGGGCTTAGTGGTTCGATTCGTCGTATATCTTGTGTCTTTCTCTTCTAAGGGGTGACACAAGTATTATGAGGGGTAATCCTTGGATATTAATTGCCATATCTAGTGGTTTCCTTGTTGACGAGGGACTCACCAACTGGTAATCCTTGGGTAATCGAAGGCGTGTGCCCGATGATACTTATAGGGCGACAGGCCGCAAGGTGTGGCAGGGGACTGTAACTCCCCCAAGACACCAAGCGGAGACAGTCGCTTCCTCCACCCGACAAGGGTCAGGGATTAAGTCATCAACTTCACGCCTTCTCAACCAAGAGAAGGAACGAAAGAATGACAAACGTAACTAAAGTATTAAACACACAGCACTTTGTAGGTATCTCATTTCATGCCATAGCACTCAAGCACCTACCTGAAGGCGCAGAGTTCAGACGCAAAACACTAGCAATCTCTTCATTCACTAAGAACCACTACAACCCAAAGGATGACTTTGGGGCTGAATGTTACTCATGTACTAACAACGACGACATCAACCGCGAGATATTCTTAAACCCTAACACTGTTGTCTATATTGAGGATGATGGGCAAGAGGTGGTTGTTGCTGGTAGTGACGAGCAGTTAAACAATGAGGACAACATTGAATTAGCGGAAGCTATTGAGATTGAAGCAGTCAAGATCAACAACGATGTAAATGGAAACCCTCGCTACTATTTTGCTGGCTATATGTTCCGAGATGGTAGAGGTCGCAGAGTTCGCCCAGCATTTGCCGATAAGTACAGAGGAAAGAAGTTTGGAGCTGGTTGGGTCTTTACGTCTTTTAACCTCAATAGCACACTGAGAAGATCAATCGCCTACACTGATCTAATCTTGGTAGGGGCGAAGTCATGAGCAACTCACAGCCAAAGACCCTTTACATGGGCACACTTAAAGCAACTCTTAATGATAACAGTGGCTACGCCCAAGACGGCTCAAGCTATTGGGTGTCTATTATTGCCAATGCAACCGAGGCTGACCCAGTCGGTCAGGTGATCAAGGCGCGTTCTTATGGTAGCTATAAGACTGCCGAACGTGGTGCACTCAAGATGATGATGCAAATTGAGCCTTATGGGGTGCTATCATGAGAGACCTTATCAACCGCATGTCTACTCGTGAATTCTGGTCAGACTTTGGCCTTTTATTCTGTGTCGCAGTTTCAATCATAGTTGTTGTCTCAGGTCACTTGAGTGTCTGAGCCTACTTGTGCCGCCATGTTTCGGCGTGGCGCATCAAGTGGACTTAGCCACTACAACAACTGAAGGAACAAAAGAATGGTAAAAGATACATACAGCAAGAAGACACTTTTTATGTCTCAAGCCCCTAACTTCAACTTTGAATTGGATGCTGATCAGATCGTTGAGAAGGCTCTGGAAGCTGGGTTCGTCACCAAGATTGGCAATGACCTGTATGAGGTCAACAAACTTTATGAAGGAATGGGAGCAAGCAAATGAGAAGCGATAGATTCGAAGTGAACAAGGTTCAACTGATCAATGGAGCACTGGCAGACTGTCAGGCTTCATTGCAAGCCTCTTATGATTACATCAGGGACAGCAAACTTAGCTTTCACCAAAGCGGAAAGAAGAAAGATGAGCTACTTGAGCAAATCAATCTTTCGCTGACCATTCTTGAGTTGATGAAGAGGGGAAGCAAATGAGACTTTACACAAACAAACGCGGCGATTGGGCTGGCACTCAGTCAGACGCTAGGAAACTTGGTGGTAAATACATTGAGGTTGATGTCCCAGTAATGAAGGCTGACTTGCTGGCATTCCTAAATCAAAACTCAGTGGGAGCAATGGCAGTCGAGAGCAAGCCAGAGCCAACCCCAGCCGAGCGACCAGAGGTCTTATCACATGACGCCGCTGGCTGGGTCTCTTGGGCTTACGAGAGATTGAGAAGGGGTCAGAAAGCAGACGCTGAAGCAATGCTTCTCAAGGGTCTAAAGATACAGCGAGAACTAGCCAGCTGATTACATCAGTTAACCCAGCGTCTAGGCGTTGGGTTTTCTCATGCAATCAAGCATGAAACTAAAGGAGACTCAAAATGACACTTACTCTAACTTTCCTTGATTTAGTCGAGATGGATTGCAAGTTGATCTGGGATGGCAGAGCCCACAGGGCGCGAAGTATTGGCAAGGCTGAGAGATTCGCGGGTTTCTCTGACTATGACACTCGTTTGATCACTGACTACAAGCCCAGCCACATCCATAAGTTCTTTGACCACCTCGCAGAACAGGGGCTGTCTAACAATACTATTAACCACTACGGGGCAATGATCATTAAGGTTTTTGGTCACGCAGTGGCTGAAGAACACATCTCACACGTACCCAAATTTAAGTATCGGAAGGTCAAAGGAAACCAGCGGCCTTTATACTTTACACAGTCTCAGATTGCCTTAATGTCCGAATACTTTCGTAAAAGTGCCGACTTCAAATCTTTGGAGCACTATTTGACCATAGGCATTCAGACTGGAATGAGAATTGGTGAGATAAGGAAGATAAACAATTGCACATTGATACAAGACGAGACTGGTGGCTGGAGTGTTTTTCTCTCAGACACGAAGAATGGTGACTCAAGAACAGTCCCATTAACGGATGAAGCCTTGTCGTCAATCAGGAGCCTTGGAACGGACATTTCAAAGGACTGGAACAGCAAGCTATTTTATCGAGGCTGGAAGCAGATGCGAAGGGCAATCCTAGGCAACGATGAGCGTTATGTTTTCCACACAACACGGCACACTTGCGCCACCACTCTAGCAAACTCAGGAGCATATAACAGTGAACTGATAGGGGCTTATTTAGGCCATAGAGACCTAAACACGACTCGCAAATATATCAAGAGTGAACCCCAGACGATGCGATCAATGGCTGAGTTGATGAGGGGAGCACAGGCTAAGAAGAATACTACACCGCAAGCCAAGCAAGGCGACTTGTTTGGACTGTAAGTTCAAGAAAAGGGAAGTAAAATGAACAACGACGATAAAACCAGAGGTGGCAAGCAAGCCAACCCAGTAACAAAAATCTACAACGAGACTATGAGGGAAGACGGGCAGAAAAAGTGGGAAGCAAAGTACACAGGAGCAAAAGACGTTACTGAGCAAGCCCCAGAATACCAACAGCTGAAGAATGTTTTGGATGTTGTGGCAGAAGGTCTTGCAGGGGACATTGAAGCCGCACGTAAGGGCAAAGGAAGACGCCCTACATGGCTTGATGATCTTATGCACCTAGACCCAAGACAGCTGGCCTTGATCGGCTTGCAGTGCTGTTATAATGCGGTGCTAAAAGACAGCACTCTAAGCAATGTCACTCAAGAAATTGGAAGCCTAATTGATAGAGAATGTCTGGCCTTGGAACTACTACACAGTGATGATGAGGAAGCCAACAAGAACAACAGGCGGATCGTCAAGATGGTCAGTGAAGCCCACACTTCGGCACACATCCGACTGAAGGCACTCAGGAGCATAGCCACCAAGAATGGCACCAAGTCCATTTACTTTGGAACTGTTGAGAAAAAGGGTGATCGAAAGATGCACTTGAAGCGAAGGACAGCCAACGCCGCCCCAGTTCTCTCGGCTATCTTTCAGCATTGCCACATATTCGAAAAGGACACCCAGTTCACTACCCCAACCAACAGCATCACAAGACTTGCGTTTACTCAGGAAGCACAAGAGCAACTTGAGAAGAGCAAGGACTACTTGCAGTGGTCACAGCCGCTTCTAAAGCCAATTCCGATGGACTCCCCTAGACCTTGGGATGGCTACCACACAGGGGCTTATAAGGACTGGCGGCTGGCAGAGGCAGTCAAGTTAGTTAGAGGGGCATCTAGCAAGCAAATTGAGGCCATAGAGCACTCTTTCAAGGGTGAAACCCCAGAGCACTTCAGAGCACTCAATGCACTGCAAGAAACTAGGCTCTGCATCAATGAGGAGATGCTGGAAGTTGTAGAATGGTGCTGGGAATGTAGGCACTCTTTCGGTAAGTTTCCAAAGCGAGATACTCCAGATTTCCCAAAGCTACCAGAAGACCACATGACAATGGATCAGGACTTGAAAAAGGCAATCAAGGAAGACCAGCGCGAATGGCGAAACACTGACCGCAGGGTAAAGGGTGCTGAAGCTGTCATGAAGCAGGATTTGATGGTAGCTAATGAGCTGGTAATCTTTGATTACTTTACGATCCCTTGGGCTTGTGATTTCAGAGGCCGCTTCAATATGGTTCCGTCTTTCAACTACCACAGGGACGACCACATTAAGTCACTCTTCCAGTTCCAAAGAGGACGCATAGTCGAGGGTCAGAATATTCGCTGGCTTAAGATACACATTGCCAACTGTGGCGGCTTTGAGAAAATCGACAAAGCACCACTGGATGAACGTGTGGCTTGGTTTGACAGGAACGAGGGCTGGCTTTTGGACATGGCTAAAGACTACAAGTCCAGTCTGGGTCTATGGAATACTGCCGACAAGCCTTTTCAGTTTCTCGCCGCACTTTTCGAATACCAGAGGTTTATTGAAGAGGGCGATGAGTTTGTGGGGTACATCCCTTACGCTCTGGATGGCACCAATTCGGGCGTCCAGCACTATTCCATGCTAACCCTCGGAGAAGACGAGGGAAGGCTATGTAACCTAGTACCACAGGCCGAAATGGCTGACCTTTACCAGACTGTTGCTGATAAGGTTACAGGCAGACTTGAGGCTGACTTGGAAGACCCCAGTGCCTTTGGAAAGAACCCCATCACTAAAGCAGAACTGGCGCGTATTTGGCTGGACTATGGTGTGGATCGACGCCTGACAAAACGCCCTTCGATGGTTTTTGCTTATAGTTCCGTTGCGGCTGGTATGACTGGTCAATTTATGGAAGACGTAATGAAACCGCTACAGCGTGACGTGAGCTACGGGGACATCGAGTTCCATCCGATTGCTAGGACTAACAAAGAGCGAAAGGTTGCGGCTCGTTACCTTGCTGAACATTGTTACGACAGCATTGTGGAAACTCTTCCCAAGGCGGCTGAAGCAATGAAGTGGATACAGTCATGTACCAATGTTCTCAGTAAGCAGAATAAGCTGGTCAATTGGACTTCCCCAAGTGGCTTTAGAGTTTTCCACAACTACCTAAAGAGGGACAGGGTGGAGACTAAAATCTTTCTATTCGATACAGCCGTAGGCGAGAGAACTAGGTCAAAGGTTTCTTTGTCGATGGATACAGGCAAGGTGGATGTGAGGAAGAACACAGCCAGCGTTGCGGCTAACTATATACATTCGCTCGATGCCTCTGGCATGGCTAAAACCATTGTCAGGTTGCGCGATCAGTTTGACGGGCAGGGTGAGGGCGGTTGCCAAGATTTCTTTATGATACATGATTCATTTGCAATCTCTGGAGATGTTGACGACCTCTACTATGGTGTTCGTGATGCACATATTGAGATGTACCAGTCTGAGAACCTACTGCTTAAATGGCAAGAAGAACTGAGACAGCAATTAGACCATCCCAATGACTTCGAGAAAGCTGGAGTAGAGCCAATTCCAGAGATGGGAAACCTAGACTTACAGCTGATACGGGAGAGCCAATTCTGCTTTAGTTAATACTTATGTCACCCCTAAGAAGCCCCTGAGTTCACTTTCCTCCTCCTTGGACTCTAGGGACTTCATTCTCCCAAACTGAAAGGCCATCCATAGATAACTATGGGTGGTCTTTTTTACTTTAGAAAGACAAAAGCATGGCTAAAAAACCAAAGATTAACTTTGTGACTCCTATTGGAGTGGCTAAGTACCCCCACCTTAATAAACCAGATACTGCCTTTGACTCTGAAGGTAAGTATAAGACAGAACTATTGCTGTCTGCCGAAGACGCAAAGCCTTTAATTAAGAAGATTGAAGATGCGGCTAAAGCTGAACATGGGTCTGCCCATTACAGAGTTCCTTATGTGAAGGATGAAGAGACTGGGGAAGTGGCTTTCAAGCTACAGTCTAAGTTCCAACCCGATTTCTTTGACACAGCTGGTCAAGTTGTGCCTGTAAACAAACTTCCAAAGATAGGCGGTGGAAGCCGTTTGAAACTCAAAGGCTACCTTAATGTCTATAAGGTCTCTGGTTCAGCTGGTGTGGCTATCACACTACAAGGCTGTCAGATAGTAGAGGCTACCCAAGGCATGAATGGGTCAGGCTTTGATGCCATCGAGGAAGGTGGCTTCACTGTAGATGTTTCAGCGATTGATGAAGCATTTGAACCAATTGGTAACGAAGACAACTTTGACTTTTAATCGTCGGAATTACCGAGGCATCAAGGAAGGCTACAGGTCTGGACTTGAGGTAACAATTGCAGAAGAACTTAGGCGGCTGAATATTCCGTTTAGCTATGAGACCGAACGCCTGTCGTTTCTAATCCCCCAGAGACCAGCCAAATACACCCCCGACTTTATTCTCCCAAAGGTGGGTGGTGTTTGGTATTTAGAAACCAAAGGGCGCTGGGTTACGGCAGATCGTCAGCGTCACGTTTTAATCAAGAAACAGTTACCTAACATAGACCTACGTTTCCTTTTTCAGAATGCCAACGCGAAGCTGTATAAGGGGTCTAAGACTTCTTATGCAGACTTCTGCATCAAGAATGGTTTCACTTGGGCACATAAAGTGATTCCAGATGAGTGGATTGAAGAATGCCATGAGGGCATGAAGCAAGCCAAATAAAGAGAGCCAAGGGCGGTCTTCGGATCGCCCTTTTTCTTTTTAAGGGAAGCAATAATGACATCACTAGAATTAGTAAGACGACTTGCTACGAATGAAGCAAGCGATGAATGCTACACGCCAACAAATCAAATACAGCCGATACTCAAATACCTAGACAAGTCTAAGACCTACTATGAGGCAACCAGTGGAAAGTCTAGTTTGATAGTCGATGCTTTTAACGAAAGCGGCTACAGTATTGTAGGTTCTGAAGGCAAAGATTTCTTCAGTACAACTCAAGATGATGTCCACGATGGTATCATCACAAACCCCCCATACAGTAAAAAAGATGACTTCATAGAACACTGCTACAGCCTTCAAAAGCCGTTTGCTTTGTTTCTTCCTGTCGCCGCCTTCCAAGGTAAACGCAGGGGCAACCTGTTCATGGAATATGGAATGTCTGCACTGGTCTACAACAACCGAGTTGATTTCACAGGTAAAGGATCACCCCCCTTTGGGAATGCTTGGTTCATGTGGGGCATCACGCCACCAAATACAATTTATTGGGTCAACAACCCACCTAAAGGAACGAACAAATGAATGAACAAGAAGAGAGCACTTTTGTGTCTCATGAAGCATGTGACGCCTGTGGGTCATCGGATGCAAACAGCCTCTACTCTGATGGACACAGCTTTTGCTTCAGCTGTCAGAAACGTACACCAGCTGACGGGGAACAGAAGCCCAGCGAAAAGCCAAAGATAGACACCAACTTCCTGACTGGTGATTTCATGGAGTTGAGGTCTCGTAGGCTGACTGAAGAGACATGCCGTAAGTTCGGATACTTTGTTACCAAGAACAGCAAAGGCGAACCAATTCAAGTGGCTAACTACAAGGATGCCAAAGGCACAATCACAGGCCAGAAGATACGAACAAAAGACAAAGACTTCCCGACCATTGGGAAGATCAATGGACTCTTCGGTATGCACATGTGGACAGCTGGAAGGAAGATCGTGGTTTGCGAGGGCGAACTTGATTCCATGAGCGTATCACAAATCCAACAGCATAAATTCGCCACAGTGTCTGTGAGAAATGGCGCACAGGGCGCAAAGAAAAACCTTCTGGAAAACATTGATTACCTTAATGGCTTCCAAGAGATAATCTTAATGTTTGATCAGGATGAAGCAGGGCGTAAGGCCGCTACAGAATGTGCTGAAGTTCTGCCAATTGGCAAAGTTAAGATTGCAGTGTTGCCTCACAAGGACGCCAATGAGTGTCTAGTCAAAGGTGAAGCTGGAGCAATCATCAGTGCAATTCATCAGGCCGCTGATTACAGGCCAGATGGCATAGTCCAGATGTCTGACATGCGTGAGACTGTTGCAACACCAGATGCTGAAAGCCCTTACAAGTATCCTTACCCAAGGTTGAACTTCATGACTAAAGGCATGAGGGGCATCACAACCCTTGTCAGTGGCTCTGGGTGTGGGAAGTCAACTCTAGTGCGCGAGATCGCCTATCATTTGCATATGACAGGCTCAACTGTAGGCATGTTGATGTTGGAGGAAAACACCAAGCGAACTTCGCAGGGGCTAGTAGGACTCCACATAAACAAGAACATCGTCATTGATCCAGAGGCCGCGACAGTAGATGAGGTAAAAGCTGGTTTTGATGGCTTGGTGTCAAATGGCGAAATCTACTTATTCGATCATGTGGGCACGTTTGACTTAGATATTATTTGTTCTCGCATAAGATACATGAAGCACGGCCTCGGCTGTGATGTCGTCTTTTTAGATCACATTAGTATTCTCGTAAGTTCGTATGCTGGAGCCTCTGACAACGAGAGGGTTCTGATAGATCACATAATGCACACGTTAACTACTTTATGTGTCGAATTGGATTTAGCTCTAGTTCTTGTGTCCCACCTCAAGAGGCCAAAGTCTGAACGAGGTCATGAAGGTGGCGACAAAGCCCAGCTGTCACAGCTTCGTGGAAGCCATAGCCTAGCACAGCTGGCTTGGTTCTGTATCGCCTTGAATGTGGATGAGGAAGACCCCACGTCAGGCAAAAGACAACTTACTATCCTAAAA